TCTGCCTTGGGGTCAAAGCCATAATCGGATGCCGCAGCGCGGAGCGTTCTTTCGTCCTTACGTTCATCAAGATAATCTCTAGCCAGATTATTGAGGCTGTAACTAAATCTGTTCTCGTTCAACAATGGCGCCGCTACCATCGTGTCGATGATTGTGCCTTGGATCTTGACCCCTGCCCACCGCAACCAGCCGGCATCATAGGTGGCATTATGCATGACCTTTGGAATGTCAGGCGTGGCAAGCTGTTCTGCCAGCCACTTCATAACCTTGTTTTGTGGAATGTTACCGCCGCCCTCATGAGCAATGGGGTAGTATCCAACAAAATCTCCAG